CCGATGGACAACCAAGGTATACTCTACCTCTCTGAGAAGGAGTACAAGATTCAGATTAGGGTAACAGTCTCTCAAGACTCTACTCTCACTGTCCTTGCTCGCCCGTACGACGTACAGGTGAGTGCCTCGGACTTAGCTACCTTAGCATCTACTAACTCCAATAACAATAACCAAAATTCCCCCACTTTCAGGGAGGAACTCGGGTTAGTGCCGTCCAGACGGAAGTCTGGAGCCCTAGCAAGGGTGAAACCCTTTAATTTTCTAGGTTGGTACATTAGCAGGCTTGGTAGCTTCTCTAGTGAGTCATTGGTCACACCAACAGGTGAGAACCTGTTGTCCTTACTCTTACATTGGGGTTTAGACCTTGATGTAAGGGCAGGGGGCCCAATGGAGTCTCAGCCGTCGATGAAGACCGCTCTAGTCGAGTTGGGGAAAAGGTTAACTAAGATTCTCGTAACCCGAGGGCAGACTGCCCTCGTCCAGAAGATGAAGAACACTCTGTTCTTCACCAACCGGTGGTTAGGAGGCTCAGTTAATACTAATCCCTTTCTCCTAGGAGAGCCTGTGGGCTTGGCACGTAGTGGCCTTCCAAGGATACTGCCTCTTTATCTGAGGCGAGGCCTTGGATCCAAGAATCCGAGATTTATACGTATAGTATTATCTCTCCTGCGGGGCTATACAGCCCTGCAAGCTCCCCATAAAGACTCGGACCTGGTCAGCGTGACCGGGCCGTGTCCTCCACTGGATCAGGAGTACTTGAAGGAATTCAAGCACTTCTGTCTCCATGTGTTCTGGCCAAAGATCGTACGAAAGTACGCTCTTGAAGCTGGAAAGGGGTGGATTCTGGAACCACAACTGTGTGCCCAGCCGGGGACAAGGCCTTACCATCCCTCTCGTGGTGGTCCAAATCACTCAGTAGGAGTACTGGGTGCTCCAATGGATGCATTGGCTTGGGCAGCGTGCCCAATCAATTATCCCTTGGAGTGGGCCAAGCACGTTGGGGACGAAAGAACCTCATCTCTCTTCTCCCAAGTCCTTGAAGCTACAACACGCGCCCTAGATGTGCAGCACCGCCGCGCATCTACAGGTGACGTGTATAAGCTGAAGGACGTGAAACGATGGCGTCTCCTTCAACCGAAGGATACCGGTAGACTAGCCTTCCTTCCTGAGGCTGCGGGAAAAGTAAGGACCATTGCAATGGCCGATTACTGGACCCAAAGGCTCATGAAGCCAGTTCATGACTGGATGATGTCTGTATTGTCAGTATTTCCTACTGACGCTACATTCGATCAAGAAGCCGGTCTACGAACCTATGCCGCTGCAACTCTAGACGTGGAGAAACACTTCTCCATCGATCTAAAGTCTGCAACGGACATGATTCCCATCGATCTTTACCACGCCCTTTTAACAGGGATTTGGAAAGAAGAGACATGTGACCTATGGATAGGTCTCATGACTGATCGTTGGTTCCGGATCCCAAAGGGTGGATCGGATGATCCACCTTTAGTTGTCCCTAAACTTCGTGGAACTGAAGTTCAGTACACTCGAGGTCAACCAATGGGAACACTGTCTTCTTGGGCGAGCATGGCTCTGGTGCATCATGCACTGGAGTTGTTCTCAGCCCATAAGGCAGGGTTGGACCCTATGACTTTTACAAGTTATAGAGTCTTAGGCGATGACAACGTCACCGGCTGTAGCGAGGTAGCGTCAAGCTACTTAACTACATGTGAGCGTCTACAAGTCCCTATTTCCACTTCTAAGACGCTTGAGGGTAAGCTCTTCATCTTTGCCTCTCAGATTTATCTGGAAGGCAAGAATGTATCACCGATGTCCTTGAAAGAGGAACTTTCGGTGCGAACTTGCTCTCAGCGTCTGGAGATGGCCCTTCGGGCTTTCTCCCGGGGGTGGCTTGGTGACAAGCCAACCTCTGCGAAATTTCTCAGACACTTGTTACGTCGAAGAGACTATCTTCGGTCCGTACAGGAATTTGAGAAAGGAAAATTGGGACGAGTGGCGCAAGCAGCCCTCATCAGTGCCTTCGCTCTCACGGGTAAGCTATTAGCTCGCCTCGGAGAGGGAGGGTCCTCATTTGTGCCCTTCTTACTCTCGATGGAGAATAAGGTTAGGGCGTTAGGAGGAGATGAGTGCCACTTGCATCCGGAGACGCGCTCTCGCTTGGTCGAGATTGAATCGATTCTAGCTATTGCTTTAATACGTCGTATAAAAGCAAGGTTAGATGACGATGTCACCTCGATCAAGACAAGTGCGCGTCGATGGAAGGAGTGGAGGTCGCTGGTTCCAGTACATGGCTTTCCAGTGGGCACAAACGA